GTGCTTCCTCGGCCTTGTCAATATCATCTTGAGTGATCACACCGAGATCTTGGGCTTTGCGCGGCTTGCCTTTCTCTGGGCCTTCGGCCTGCTTCGTAAGAAGGTCAATTAATTTATTAAACTTGGGTTCATCGATGGCCATAGAAACATCCTCTTATAATCTTACTAACGTAATTAGTTTCCTACAAAAAAAGACAGAGCATCTATCTCTGTCTTCCGGTATTACGTAACTGTGGGGGCATTTTTGGCTGGTTTTGTGGTGTCAACGATTGATAGCCAGAACGACCACTGCCGCTCGATGCTCTATCCATCGCTTCTTTTTCTGCCTCTAATTGCTTAATCAAACGATCTAAAAACCAAAGTCTTAAACCAATCGGCAAATTATACGCCTCTGAGAATGACCAACCGCCTGAATACTTTAAAAAGAAGAACTGTTCATACACGTTCTCCATGTATTCATCGGTCAGGCCAAAAAAAGTCCGCAGTGAGCGGAACCTCCATATCTTGCCCATAATCGCACTCAGAACATTCAAAATGTTGGGTCAAGTCTACATTTGGGGAAGCAAGACGATAGGCGAGCCTTAAGTGTCGTGAATCCATAGAAGGAATGTTGTCGATTAAAGCTTTAACGGCTTCCGGTTCCTTAAAGCCATTAACCCCTATAATCATATTAGTAAGCTGTCTCGTTACTATTTGTTCTGTCTTTTTACGCCTTTTATCGCTTTCAACTCCACTAAGAAAAGTCTTTTCATGCTTTCCAGTCAACAGTCTAAATGTAACAGTCACGCTCAATCTAGGTAGAAGAACATCAAAAGTTCCATTCTTGTTATCGGTAAGATCTAGATCGTTGAATTCATCTCCATGATAAACCGATGATTCATTAAGATCAAAGTTATATTCTTGAACTGTGGCACAATTGGGACAAGTTACTTTTGTAGTGTAGTCGTGGCCATAACCAGAAACTCTGGTCGCAATAATAATAGCATTTCTATCGCCAACTAACAATGAATCTGGATCAATGCGCCTATCAACAATCAAATTACTAATAACCCTATCTAGCGCAACGCCTTTTTTCAAAAGGGTCCTAGAGGTTAATATATCTTCCTCTTTTGCCGTCATTTGACGAATTTCTATTGTGTCTTCACCACGAAGAGGATGCCCCTCTGGATAATACTTACCCTGTGAGGGCAACTCTACAAATTCCGTTGGAACAACAAAGGAAAATCCGGCCGGCTCTGTTTGCGCTTGTGTCATTTGCGGCGGCGGGTTAGTATCCTGCTGTTGAACGCCTCCTGAGCGTTCTTTATTTCTTGACAATATACACCTCTCTTATAATTGTAATATTATACTCCGAAGAACTCTGATCCGCCAGCGCCTGCAATTGCGGCAGATTCGCCAGCAGTCTCTACTCGGGCCCAGTCATATTTAAGTACGACAGACATTTCAGTTAGATCATCGCCATCATAACCCAAATCGCCATATTTAACTTCTTTCATCCATGAATTCCAAAGAGTCCAAGTTTCAAGTGGTTTTCCATCTGAATCAATCTGAGTGATAATAATTGTTCCCAATGCGCCGGCGGCTTTAGCCTTTGACATCGTAGATAATGAGTTAGCGTCAGTAGGTGGAGCATATCCTGATTGTACCACAATGTCAGAAAGAGTTGCAGCCATATCTGGATCGACTGGATCGACCAACGTCACGGAAACATCATTCCAAGTTACTGAACCAGGATAATAAAAAGTGTGGTTAAGGAACTTATGAGTTGTTTCTGCTATCGCAAAACCAGGCTTTGTGCAGGTTTTTGCATACCATAGCATGGCGCCCCCCTGCGCTGCCTGAATTCCTTGAAATTCTACTGTAAATCGAAATTTTCTTTTCGGATCTTTGAGGGTTGTGTCTTCACCAAAGTTTGTTGACCAAAATGCCATTTTTAGGGACTCCTATAATCTATTTTTAATTAGTGTGGTGAGGGAAAAATCCCCCATCCTTTTTAATCATCGAATGATGCGCCTGTTGACATAATTACGAAGTCGATTGCGATGAACTCGATTGCTCTCGCAGGCTTAATCATAATTTTAGCGTAAAGAATGTTCTGATCAATGAGATCTGGCGTTGTAGTGGACTCATCAAGAACCAACCGATAATCGGTAATACCAAACCGTGTCTTAACATTCGCTAGGAAAGGCTCAACAAGCGATTTAAACCTATTCCAAGTTGCTTGAACGTTTTGTTCAAACAGAATCTGTGTTGAAAGAATGGAGATTTGCTTCTTTAAGTAAATTACCAAACGCCTTACATTAATTCTGTCTAGAGCGGATTGACGCTCTTGTAAGGTCTTTTGGCCAAATACAACAATACCACTGGAAGGGAAAGAAGCAATTGGATTAATTCTTGACTCATAAAGCGTATCTCTTTGCTTAGAGGTTAGTTTTTCAGTTACGCCAGTGATGGGGATCCCTGCGGCACCCTCAGAGAGGCCACCTCGATTGAACCCTGCTGGCGCAAACCAAATTTCTGATTTTCTCTCTGAACTAGCCAAAACACCCATCATTGCGACAGAAGGCGGAAGCCAAAGAAGTCTACCAGTTCCTTCGTCGCGCGTTTGGATCCATGGATAGAAGGTACAACCATAACTTGAGTCAATCTGTCTATCTCTAAGGTTGTTTGCGGCAGTAGTCGGAGTAGTACCCAGTCTGTCTACTTTGCTAGCCTGATATTCTTCATGAGAAGGAATATAAACGCTAGCTAAATCGATCATTGCCAAAGCATCTGCTCGTTCTTCACAAACGTTAATCATATGACCGGTCAAAGAATCGTTTGTTAAACCAGGAGCAACAAGCAAGTTCATATTAGCAGCTTCGGGGTCAGAGACCGTGTCAATACCGCGCTTCCAAGTGTTATACATTGAAGAATTAAGCGTAGTCGCACTAGTCCCCATTCCTGTGTTATAAAGCGGATCTGGCAGCATAATATCAAACCCATCGAATCCACCCCAGAAAGGAGCCACAAAACTATCATATTCAGCATTCAAAAGATCGGTATAGGTCGTTATACTGTTGCCGGCTGCTCTTGCGCCGGAAGTATAATTATATACGCCAGAGGACGAAGTTCCAACATCATCTAATGAAAAAACGTATCCCCAAGATAATATACCAGGATAAGTTGTTGAAGTTTGCGTACCGGTAGTAGTAGGATCATCTGGAAAATCAGCATATAATAGATTGTGATAATCCTTGACACTCATATCGGCAGTTGTACTAGTAGCGGTACGGGTAGTTTGCATACCAAAAGCGGCCCTGGTCGGATCGCTTAAGCCGCCGTCAGAAGCAGATGCGCGTAAGCGTACCTCTGGGAATGCCAATGTACCTGTTAGGGCGCCTATCAACGAGATAGTCTTCCTATAGTTTCCGCTTAAAATAGCAGTCATATCGGCATTCTGAAGATTAGAGCCAGAATGAATAAAAGTATTATCGATCTTTGTACTTTCAAAGGCGCCAGTAATTGCTGTCGCGTTCTTGAACCTAGGTGGTCCAAAATAACCGAAAGGAATCAGTTTCGGATCTGTTGCGCCGGCTTCTACATCAGCCTGCATTTCAACATAAACAAATTTTGACAGATTATCATAGTCGCCGTATTCTTTAAGCCTTCCTTCTGTCGTGTTCCAAACCAAATATTTATCGCCAATCTTACGTGCAACAAAGTTTGGTGAAGTCGGATCAAGAGTACAATTGTCAAACCTTTCCATTACAACCACTCTATTGTCTGTATCAGTGAGTTTACGAAGGATTACCGAGAAAGTTCCATAATCAGTTGTAGTAGTATTAGATTGCTTAATCTTCTCTATAGAAACTTTTACATTTTTGTGTAACCACGAGCCATGGCCTCTACCCTTCAAGCGGAAGAGCTTCTGCATGCCCTCTGGAGCATAACTACCTGTTATACCGCTCAGATCCTGCCCAACAAACCAGCCGGCAACAGCTTCTCTGGAAGATTGTCGTTTTGCATGTGGGCCAATGGTAGCATCACTGTTCTTTGCTATTGGTAGAATTACGCCATAATTAGCGACACCTACCGTACTATCATCGCGAAGAGTTTGTTCGTAAGTTTCTCCCAACCAATATCGAACAGCACTTGCTGATGGATAAAAAGCTCCAGCTGTTGAACACAACTGAGGATTAGTATTAAAACGATTACGGATAAAGGTTTCTGCTGAATCATCAAAGCCAAACTTTACTTTTCTTTGGCCTTGTAGGGAACTCGAAAGAATAACAGTAAAAAGATAGCTGCTATCCGTTGAAAAGACTTTTCCAATACCAGAATTAGTACGAAGACCGCTTCTCAAGGCGTTATTATAAATGTTGCCACTTAATTGAATAGAAGCTGTTTGATCTATGTACCACACAGCCGCCAACTTACCAGTGCCCAATGATGAAGTAGAGGCCACCGACGCACTTGGGAATACAAATAGTCCATAAGCGCCACCATTTCCAGCTGCTGTGTTGGGCCCTGGATCCTTTAATGTCTCCCACCCAGCAACGCCGGCGGTTGTGGCATTATCATCGTCGGTGCCCAAAAGTCTAACATAGGTAAGAGGAGCAACATTTGCTCTTAGAAAGGCCTTTGCGGCATATGTGCCGTACATAGGAGACTGCTTGTTCCCATCACGGGAAATATCGCCGCCACCGTTCCCAGGAACTGTATCGCCAAACATCGTAACAAATTCAGAGTATGACTGTACCTTAACGGGCGTCATGGCTAGGCCGCGTGTGGCGCGTCCAACTACTACTGGGCCGATGGCTTCAGCAGACTTCGGAATAAAGGAGTTATCGATCTCATTGATAAACACCCCAGGAGATACAAACTTAAAACTTTTAACTGACATATTGTGGATTCCTCATTATTAAATCATATAAATGATAGTGTAATCATTAATTAAATAGTATTTTTGATCTCAAAACGCATTCTTTATGGAAGAAAAAAGTCGTCATTACCTTCAGGAACTGGTCCCTCTGAAGGAAACGTTAATTCTACAACGTTTTCATCTATTCTGACGATAGGGCGATCATCATTCTCTCCCTCGCCAATCAAATATCCCAATACTTTAATTGTAATCTCAGAACTATACATTCTCGTATCTTCTGCAAGATTGCCAACATTATTGTTATGTGTAAAGCCCTGATCGATGAAAGCTTCATATAAATGGCCATTTCTCTTCATTGTAAAGGCATTAATTTGGCCTGTTCTTGCTATGAAAGGTGCCAACAAATCATTCATTTGCTGTTGATATTCTGTTTTGATAGCAATTTTATAATCTACATTTACATATACTGGAATTGGAATTGACAAACTTTGAATGACAACTTTTTTGTTAACTCTCGGATAATATCTTTGAGGTCCGGATCTGCCACCAGTAAAATTGGTTTTTGACAATCCAGCGGTGCCGCTGTCAGTTATTGTAATCGTTGTATTGCCGGCACTGCCGTCTGTGGACTGAGTAACCGTAACAACTGCCCCATCCGACGTAGCTGTAAATCTAGTTCCAGCCGGCCCATTCGAAGTATTAATGACATTCATTAGGTTGGTTGCGGTAGCGGTATTTGAAGTAGTAGCCTCAAATGTCCCATT